ACAGGAGATGATAGTGAATGTCTTAAAAGTATTGCTGGTCCTAACATTGACATTCTTGCTCCTAGAGGATCTGCTAAGTCTACCGTATTAGGTTTGTATACAGCATGGGCTATTGGCATACATGCTTTAAACAAAATGCCTTTAAAAATTTTATATATTTCTTATACAGTCGATGTTGCTAGACCAAAGAGTGCAGCAATAAAAAGAATTATAGAAGAAAGTAAAATTTACAAAGAAATCTTTCCTACAGTAAAAATAGCTAAGGGAATAAATTCAAATGAATATTGGAGTATAGATTGGAAATTTGCAGGAATAAAATCCACTGGTGAAGAAGAATTTAGTGTGTGTTGTGCAGGATTAAAAGGTGCTGTGACTTCAAAGAGATCTCATCTCTGCATAATTGATGACGCAATAAAAAGTGCAGATGATATTAAAAATAAAGATATTCGCCAAGCTATGGAAGATAATTGGAATGCTGTTATTGTTCCTACTATGTTTGAGGGTGCAAGAGCTATTTGCTTAGGTACTAGATTTAGACATGATGATATTCACAGTACAACTTTCTTACCTGCAAGCGGATGGAAACAAATAGTACAATCTGCAATCACAGTAGATAAAGAAGGAGAAGAAATATCATACTGGCCTGATATGTGGTCTTTAGATTATTTAGGTCAAAGAAGAAGAATAGCTCCAGTGGCATTTAGTTTTCAATATCAAAACCAAGTTGTTCAAACTAGTGAATTATCTTTGTCTCCAGACTTGATTGTTAAAGGAACAATAGCTACAGATTTTGATGCTTTAGGAGTTGGGGTTGATTTATCTGCAGGAGTTAGAGAAAGAAATGATTACACAGTTTTTGTTATGGGTGGAAGAGTAAAAGATAAGATCCATATTATTGATTGTAAACGAGTTAGGGTGATGGGAAATTTAGAGAAATTAGAACTTTTAATGGAGATGATGGAAGAGTGGGGAGTAATTATGAAAGATGGTAAAAATTATTTCCCTACAGGAACTTCTTTACATGTATGGTCTGAAGCGGTTGCTTATCAGGCATCTTTAGAGGCAGACTTTAAAAGAATATGTCAAACAGAACAAGGTTTATATAATTTAATCTGGCATCCCGTAAAAGGATTTCGTGGAGATAAAGTTGCAAGATTTCGAGGAATAATGGGACTTTTCGAACAAAGAAAAATTACTTTTAATAAATATAGAAAGTTTGGAGCATTAACTGATGAGATTATAAATTTTGGTGTTAGCTCACATGACGATTGCGTAGACGCTCTAGTTTGGCTATGTAATGGGTTAATGACTCGTGGAAAACTTGAGTTAGAGTATTGACCAATTAAACTATTACTATTAACAATGCCAGAACCGACTTTTTACAAACTTGAACTTGAGCAAGATGCTTATGGTTCAGCAATACTTTCATTACCTGATGAGCTATGTCACGACATGGCACTTCAACCAAATGAAAGATTTGACGTTGAAGTTGAAGGAGATGTAATTACTCTTAAGCGATTACATGCTGGTTATGACATTGACCAATAACAGAGGGATCTAATTAATGGAGAGTAATAGTAAAGCTGTTCTAGATGACATGATTAAATCTGTCATTAATCGTGATGGAAAAGGGACAGCAGACACAATGCTGATTAGTTCTCACTTATCCCAAATGAAGATGTTTGGTATAAGACAGGGAGTTGAGTTTTATCCACAACAAGATAATTTTGGGACACAAAGATTTGATTTTGTTCAGCAAGTTATAAAATTTAATCAATTAGATGCAAGATTAGATGCAATATGGGATAGATTTCTAGCATATGGAAAAGGATTATTTTATATAAGACCTACTAAAAAATCTTACAGAATTTATTGGTTTAATAAAGATTCTTATAGAACATATTATTCACCTGAAGGAGAACTAGAAGAAGTAATTATTATTTATCCATATAAGGTTAAATCTTCTAAAGGTTTTGCTGGGGTTGGTTTAAATACTGATAAAAGATATATGAGATTAAAAATTACTGCTACAGAAATAGAAGAATATCATGCTGAACAAGAAATAACTTTTGATCAAGAAAATACAAATTTTGCAACTTTTGATAAAAAAATTGTAGAAAATACTATGGAGTTTATTCCATGTGTTGAAGTATTTAATAATCCTGATGCTTTTGGAACAGATGGTTCAGGTGAATTTGAATTTATTGCTAATCAAATTTCTGCACATGATGAGATGGTAAAAAATATAAGAGCAAACTTATCATTCTTTGGTAATCCAACTCTTCTATCATCTAGACCAAAACAAGACATTGTAGAAAGCGACTCTGAAACTGCACAAAGACCAAGTATATCCAGTCAATCAGGTTTTGCTTCTAATGTTGATTTATTTAGTTCTACTTATAAACAAGATCCAATAACAAGACAGCAGCCAGGTTATGCAGGAAGACCTGGCAGTGGAATGAGAGTTCCTAGAGTTATTGCTAATTTAGAGCCATCTGACAGAGTAGGATTTATAACTCCAAATGCTGTTAGTTCTGATCAAGCAAGATTCTCAGAACAATTAAGAAGTGAGATTAGATTAGCTCTTGGTGGTATAGATGATTTAAGTATTACTAATGTAACGGCTACAGAAATTAAATCTGCCTATGGACGTGTAAGTGCAACTGCAAAGAAAAAATGTTTACAAATTTATCAGTATGGAATTTGCAAAGTTTTTGAATTAATTATTTTTCAAGAAGAACAAATTTTTAGAAAATCATTAGCATTTTCTTCAGGAATTAAATATCCTGAAATACCAGAAAATGATGAAGATCCTAAAGCTTTAGAAAAATATGAAAAACAAAAAATTAAATATGAACAAAAACTACAACAAGCTATTGATACTGCTGTAGAAACAAGAGAAATACCTGATGGAGTGTTAGGACTTGCTCCCGATGGAGATAGAACGGTACTTTGGAGATGGATGGGTCCTGTGTATGAAGATACAGCACAGGATAAACTCAATCAATCCATCTTTACTAGAAACCTTCAAGAATTGGGGGTTGATAGTATAGAAGCACTGAAGTACTTATTTCCTTCGAAAACTGACGACGAAATTGCAGGGATGCTTTCTGGTTTTCCGTTTAGAATGGTAGGTGAAGTACAAAGGGCATATTCCGCATTTATTGACTTAATAAATCAGGAGATGCGAACACCACATCCGCAGCAACCGAATTTACCGATGGCTGCAGATCCGAGATTAGATCTCACCCCTTTCCTATATCGAACACTAGAAAGTTTACAAAAAGAGGTAACTTATGCAGGACGCTACCGCTCAGCAGACCCAATCAGCACCCCAGACATCCCCGACCCAGCAGAGCAGCTACGTGGCTCCTCAAGCACCAGCGGTTTCAGGGAATTCCCAATGGGTGGCTCCTTCCCAAACCCAACAGGCTCCAGCTCCAGTGGCCCAAGCCCAGATGGGGGTACAAGGGATCCAATACAACCCTACTCAGTACAGCCCCCAAGTACAACAGGCAGCCCCACAAGCGGAGAACCCATACAAGGACGCATTTACGAAGGTGGTAGGACTCCTGAGTCAACCAGGCATACTCCAACAACTCTTCCCAAACTTCTCAGGAGATAACAAACGACCAGCTCCTAGCAAACGGGGTAAGCGAGGCAAGTCTTGAAGTAATTAATCACTTTGGTGCAGATGCTCCAGCAGTTCTTAATAATTACTCCTGTCAGTTAGAAGATTCACTAATAACAACTAACACTCAGTTACAAGAAGCAGTTAACTTGCTACAAGAAATGTCAACTGAGCATAAAGCATACGAAAAGATACTTACAGATCCTGATGTTTTAGCTGATTATACATGTGAGTTCTTTGGAGAGAATGGACCTTATCCAGTAGAGGATGAAGCTCCTGCATATCCACAGGCTCCTACATTCGCAGGTCAGCAGGTTCCTAACCCAGCTGCTGCACAAGGTCAGGCTCAAGCACAAGCTCCTGCAAGACCACAAATGCCTAATCCACCAACTCCACAAGCTCCTGCTAATTCAGGCGATTTTTGGAAGGACTTCGGTGGGGCTGCAGACCGTGATCCACAGAACGCTTGGAGATATCTAAATGCTGCACAGCAAAATCCTCAAGTATTCCGCGAGAAACTTCTCGTAATGGAATAATAAAAAAAAGGGGTGATTTTTAAAATTTCACCCCATTTTATTTTTTAATTATGAAACACAAGAAAAAAGCTAGTACTTCGGATAAAGCAGATAGTTTTTTAAATATGATAGGAACTGCAGGTGGACCTATAGGTTCTCCACAGTTAATAGGTTTTGGTGGTACTGATACTATGTCACAACTAGCTGCTGGTAATAGAGATGAATATGCAAATATAAGAATGAAAGAAGGAGATACAAGAGTTGTAGAAGGTGCAAAAATGCCTTCTGATTTAGATGCATCATATTTAAAATTAAATTTGCCAGGTTCTCCTTTACCTGCTAACGGATTATTAGCTCCACAAAATCTAAGAGCTGCAGAACAAACTCAAGATGTAATAAGAAGTCAGGAACAAATGTTCTTAGCACAATATCTACCAGCAGCTGGTTTAAGCCAATTACCTGTAGGTCAGCCTCCTTTAGAATCTAAGAAAGATAAAAAGTAAATGGAACACGCAAAAGCTAAAAAAGCAAAAGGAAAAGCAGAAAAAGCTTTAGCTCAAATAATGATGGAAGCAGAAATGATAAAAGCTGGTGAACCTGATTTACAACCTGAAGATGGATACGTAACTCCAATGCACAGAATAGGTGTTGTTCCTTCAGCAACTTATTCTTTAGGCAATATGATGGATGGTTATACATCTCGTGCTGAAGAAAATATCATAGGTTAGACAAAACTTATATAATCTCGTTTATTAAGGGTAAGTATAATTGTACTTAATGGAATTTATTTTCCAGTTTCAAATGAACACAATTCAGTGTTCGCTATCAGCAAACCTAGCTGACTTCTAAAAATGTTTATAGATAACGATTTTCCGAAGCTGCTTGGTGCTGAGTTATATAGACCACATCCAGCGTATATCGTTGAAATGGCTTCCGAGCCAGTGGTTGTACATGACTTCACCAAACAGCCAGGTCAGACCGTTCAGTTAGACCGCTATCGTTTCTTTGGCAATCCTGGAACTAAGACCTCTAGAGAGAGGACTCAAGACCAGACAATTGGCACAGCAAACAGCAGATCTATCGTAAAGGACAAAGTACTTGTATCTCTTAGGGAATATACAGGTCCTGCTGACCCTAATAATACAACTCTTCCTAGCACATTTAAGATTGCTAGAGAAACCCTAATGACAGCTCAGCGTTTATTGCTTGATACTGGAAACTTAAATATGTTCCATCAATCAATTGGTTCGTTGACCTTGTTAGACGATTACCGTAGATGGAGAGACAGAGTATTCATTGATGAGCTATTCAAATCTGAATCTCGTGGTGCTGCATCTGATACACAGGGTGGTTACT